CAATACCACTTGTTTACATCTTTTGTGGGAACTTTAATAAAATTTCCAAAATCCATTTTACGAATTGTTTCTTGTCTTTTAGCATTTTTAGTTAGCTTTCGGTTAGTGCCCCTATGGGGCATTGGTATATTAGGTATTATTTGTTCAAGTGGTAAACTGGCTATCCATTGAAGTGGAGTTAGCTTAGGTTTTGGCATGCGCTTGTTTCTCCTTATATTGTTTATGGTGTATATTCAAACCAGGAGGGGGAAAGTTACTACTTCAGAATTACATTCCCCCGCCTCTCTTACTATTAAACTGTCTCGGCTTTAGCTTTCCTTGACTGTTCACAATAGTCTCGTTCAAATTTAACAATGAGATTTTGTGTGTTCTTGTGCAATCGCCTATTAGATTCCTCGACTCGATAAAGCCACGACTTGACAATTGCTAGGTCTTGATTAATTTTATCAAGCTGCACTTTTGAGCTTTTATCCATAGCGAACAACCTTTTATGGAGTCCACTACGTCCACGCAGGATAGACTGTGATAATTTTTCAATCGGTTCATTTTTGCCTCTCCAACCCCATAAAAGATTATATATTTTGCGTAACATATTTAATTAAGTCCTTTCTTTTTTTACAAAGTTGCAAGTTATCCGCCTTTAAAAGGTTCATCTGAGTTATTAACTCAGTGACTCTACCAAGGGGTGCATATTCAAAAACATGCTGAAGTTTTCCTGCTTCTTCGTCAGCTTTGATTACGTCTCTGTACACTTGAATAGTTTCATACAGAGCATTTATTGTTTCGTTGTTAAGATGGATACACTTCTTTAAACTAACAATTCGTTGATTTATACTTGATTTCACTAGGTGTCTCCTTGTTATTTTGATTGTAATTAAGAAGACATTCGAGGGCTTTCGCGCTTAAGCCGCTTATACCCTCATCGCTTTTTTATTAAGCTGTCTTCTACGTTGATTGATGCGTTTGAACTAACCTTTTCAACTTTAAACAGACGTAGCATCTCCAGCTTGGTCGGTACCTTTGCTAAGCTGACGTTCTGTGTTGCGTCGAATAATTTGGTTTTCTTTAAACCATGTGTAACAAAGCGTACTCCAGCTAAGTGTAATTACTCCACAAATAATTGCTTCGAGCCAATTAGTCATGAGTAAATGTGCTGATGTAGCTATTGACGTGACGACCATTCCAATAATGAGTAAACCGCTAATAAAAGAATCTATCATTTGTTTGTCCAGGGTTGACGTTTCCACCAACGTCTCACAAACTTTGCACCGGGTGTTAGGTTTACTTCTTTACGCGACTTAATTTTAGCGTCGCGACGTTGTTTCTGTGCCTGTGTTGCTGTTTTCTTGAGTTGCATTACTGCTCCTATTTAGTTAAGTGATTAAGAGTTTAATTGGACTACTGAAAAGCTTAAGCTCTTCAATTTATTGAGTTATATTTTCGTTCATAAAATGATGTTGGTGCACCAGAGGGAGGCAAATTGCCCCCCTAGATGTACATACTTTAACGACGTCACCCTTATAAAGTGACAGCCGCTGCTTTAATCGGTAGCCGTGTAGTATACGTCAGATACGTAAGCTTTGTACCGTCGTCACCGGTAAAATGACGAACAAATTCCCCCGATTGGTTGGTCACTGCCGTCCAAGACTGACTGTCCGTTGCCCAATCAGGTAACGTAAGTCTAGACTGTAGGGAATTTTGAGTGCAAACAGCGTCGTTAATGGCTGAAAGCTGTGCAGTGGTTAGCGAAGCGAGTTTAACCAGTGCTGCTTTCTTAGTAACGTGACCCGCTACCTTAACTGTCACACGTTGTGGGTTTGGTACTCGTTTACCCGTGGTAGGGTTGATAACGTCAGTCCAATTGTTACCAATTTGCTGACGCTGGGTGTCGTTGCGAATACCAAGAAAGTTAATAACGAGCTTTTTAAGTGTTGACATGAGAGTCTCCTGTAATATAGTTAAATGATTAATCTAGGTATTCGCCATGAACACCCAGAAGAGAACAGGGGTTCAAAAGCGGTGCTACTTACCCCGAGATTCAACGAGCCGGCACCCCATGGGGCGTTGAATCGAAGGGGTACGGGGCACTGTATATCCCATACGCCCATTCTGCGTTAATTTTTCAGAATTTTTTTTCTACGCGTAGGAGCCCTAAAGTATCACTTGAGGGGTCTCCTACTTTTTTACCCCCAAAATAGAGGGGTCTCCGGTGTTTTCCGTAAGGAGTCACGCTACGTCTACTACTGTACCGTACACCACTTAAGTAGCTAAGCTTAGTAACTAAAGCTTTTCTAGCAGTACGTAGCTTACTTATATTACTCAAGCAGTATAGCTTAGTTAAGCAGTACCTAGCGTAACATAGTATCACTTAGTAACGTAGCGTAACCTATAATAGTTAAGTAGCGTACTAGGGGGGAGGGGGGGTCCACACAAATGTATACAATTTCCATTAATCACAAAGATAGGGGGCGCAAAGACTATCCCGTATATAAACAAGCAGAGGCTGATGCAGAGGGCATTCAGTATGTATCCTGGCGCAAGGCTAACACTGGTGAGATGGCTATTTCGGATGATGGTTACGTCAGTGAGGTGGTTACGCGCAAAACGTACCACGATACTAAGAGGAAAGAAACCGCACGTGACTACATAAGAATGGCGTGGGGATATATTTTTTATAGACCCCAAAGTAGTGTTAAGTTTAATCTAGCTGGATTTAAGAATCGTTATACCCTGGGTGGACTTGGTCGTACAGAGGCCTGGTGTAACCGCCCCGACGCACTGTTGCTTGCAAAGGTAATGGCGAGGCTGGGTAACAGAAAAGCCGCTATAAAGCGTGTTTTTAGCGATACCCTTAGTAAAGGCGATTATTTCAGTGTCAATACTAAAATGAAAAGTAAATATTTTAAGGCGAATGTGAAGAAAGAAATAGAAAAGTTACTTACGCAGCATGGATTTACTGAAGACTTTACAATGGAGCTATTAAAACGCACAATTGATTTAGCTGAAGAGAAGAAGGACGTGGGTGGTTTGCTTAGAGCTGTAGACAATTTGCAGGATTTGCATGGTATGAAGGAAAAACAGCAACGGGTTAACACTCAGCAGATTGAGATGCGACGTACTAAAAGTTTAATCGATTCAATTGGTGAGGTTGAGGAGAATTTAAAGCTAAAGGAAGTTTCTGTTAAGCCAGTAGATGGTTAATTTTGAAAGGCAATACGCCGAGCGTAAAGCTTTAGAGAAACTTTATCGGAACATGGCCTTGTTTGCGAAGGTATGCTTTCCGACAGCTATCCGCAAAACCTCGCCTGCGTTCCACCACGAGCTCTACTCGGCTCTAATGGATGGGAAGAAGAGACGTGTTTTGGGGGCAGCCCCGCGTGGAACGGCAAAATCTACTGTCTTTAGTCTTATTCTTCCCATGCATCAAATAGCTTTTAAAAAGAGTAACGAGGAGGTGTTCGTTGTCATTATTTCAGAGTCTCAGTCGCAGAGTATCAACTTTCTTTCGAGAATCAAGTATCATCTTACACATACTAAAGAATTTAAAGAACTATTTGGTGATTTGGGCCCAGCTACTGCTAGTAGATGGACTAATACTGATATTATTCTTGCCAATAACGCTAGGATTGTTGCTGTTGGCACTGGGCAAAGGGTTAGGGGTTTTATTACTGGAGATACTCGACCGACCACTATCATTGTTGATGACTTTGAATCGGAACTTAACGCAGCAACTGCGGAAGCTAGGGCAAAAAACAGAAAGTGGATGACTGAAGCAGTTATTCCATCTTTAGCTGATAACGGGCGTATTTTGATGATAGGCACAGTTATTTCGGAGGATTGTTTTTTATATTGGGCAAAAGATTCACCAATCTGGCATGTGTTATGGTTTTCTATCCGCAACGAAGATGGTTCACCTTTGTGGCCGGATAAGTTTCCGAATAGTCGCATCGAGGAGATTAAGAAAGAATACGAGGGTATCGGCAATTTAACGGGGTTTTACCAAGAATACATGAACATTGCGCAAGCTCCGGATGATGCCCCGTTTAAAGATAGCTGGATTCAGTTGCATCATTACGATTTCAAGCGTAGGGACGGTCAAAACTGCTTAGTCAGGACTGTTGGGGAC